GCTACTTTTGTTAACTATTCGGGAATGATTTATTACAACTTCAGTCGAGATAAAAACATAGTGGAGAAGTACAACAAGAACACAGGAATTTTACACATAGGTTTAGACTTCAATGTAGACCCCATGAGTGCTGTTGTTTGTGTTATAGAAAATGATAGAATTTTTATGATAGATGAGATACAAATATATAGTAGTAATACGAATGAAATTTGTGAGGAAATTAGAACCAGATACAAGAATGTTCAAATAGTGGTGTATCCAGACCCATCAGCTAGGCAAAGAAAAACAAGTGCAGGTGGTTTAACTGATTTAGCTATATTGAAAAATAATGGTTTTGATGTAAGATGTAGGAGTACAGCACCTTTAGTTAGGGATAGGATTAACGCAGTAAATAGTAAGTTAAAGAACGTAAATGGTAAAAGTAGTTTATTTATTGTTAAGTCCTGTAAAAATGCGATCAAAAGCATAGAACGACAAATATATAAGGAAGGTACGCACATTCCCGACAAAGATAGTGGATATGACCATATGAATGATGCTCTAGGGTATTTAGTAGAGTATAATTTTCCACTCAAAAGGAATTTTGCACCAAGCCATCCTAAAAGGTGGAGTTGATGGACAGGGAAACACTTACAAGTAAACACGATTTATGGCACTCAAATATTTCTAATTGGGAGTTCTACATTCGTAGTTATTTAGGCGGTAACGATTATAAAAACGGCTATTACCTTCACCGCTATGTTTTAGAGTCACCCGAAGAATATGACGCAAGAATAAGACACACACCAGTAGATAACCATTGCAAGAATGTCGTTCAGATATACACAAGCTTTCTTTGGAGAGTGCCACCCACAAGAAATTATGGGTCATTAGATGGCGATGAACAGTTGAAGTCGTTTCTTATGGACGCTGACTTAGATGGTCGCTCATTCAATACTGTGATGCGTGAGGTACAAATGAACGCTAGTATTTATGGTAATTGTTGGGTCATCATTGATAAACCACAATCAAACGCTAATACAAGAGCAGAAGAACTAGCACAGGATATTAGACCCTATATCAGTATTTACACCCCAGAAAACGTAGTAAATTGGAATTACAGGCGGTCAGCTAGTGGTAGGTTCTATCTAGATATGTTGATGGTGGTAGAGGATATAAATGCAGATAGAGCAATAATTAAAATATTTACAGAAGAAACCATAGCCACTTACGAAGTTGAGGAGTATTCAGAGGAATATTCAAAAGGTAAATTTGGACTAATTGAAGAAGTGCCAAACCCAATAGGAAAAATCCCTGCGGTTAATGTCTACAATCTAAGGGGTGCAAAAAGACCTATAGGTATTAGTGACCTTGCTGATGTTGCATTTCTACAACAATCGATCTATAACGACTATTCTGAAAAAGAACAGCTTATCAGATTAGCAAACCACCCAAGTCTAGTAAAAACACCAAATGTTGAAGCTAGTGCAGGTGCAGGGTCTATAATAGAGATACCAGAAGACTTAGAAGCTAATCTAAAGCCTTACATCATACAGCCAAGCGGTCAGAACCTAGATGGGATTATGAAGTGTATTCAAAACAAAGTGGACGCTATTGATAGGATAACACACATGGGTTCAGTAAGGGCAACAGGTACACAAATAGCTAGTGGTATTGCTCTACAAACAGAATTTCAGTTGTTGAACGCACGATTATCAGAAAAAGCGGATTATCTTGAAAATGCAGAAGAACAGATTTGGGGTTTGTTTGCTATGTGGCAAGATAAGCAGTTTGATGGGTCTATAAACTATCCAGACACCTTTGATATTAGAGATTGGGCAAATGACCTGCAATTTTTACAAATGGCTAAAGCTAGTGGTATCAAGTCCGAAACATTTAACAAGGAACTAGACAAGCAGATAGCACAGGCGGTCATTGACGATAGCGAAATGATAAGAACTATCAATGAAGAAATAGACACCACCAGAACAGTTAGAGGGCAGTTTCAAACAACAGAAGTAGAAGGACAGACAGTTGAAGAAGAAGCGTAAACGTAGGCTAGTACCGAAAGACAAAAAAACTGGTATTCCTAAAAAATATCTATCGGGTCTTAAAGGTGCGAAAAGAAGTGCTAGGGCAAGTTTATTGAAACAAGTTAGTGCTTTATATAAAGCAGGTGCAAGAATACCACGTTCATTACTAAGAAGAAGGAACAGGACATAATGGCAGTAAGAAGAAGACCCTTATCAGCAAAGACACTAGCAACACTTAGAGCAAAAGCAAAGAAATCTAAATTGTTTAGCCTTGGTGACCTAAAGGCTTCTTTTCGTAGGGGTCAAGGTGCATTTCTTTCCGCAGGGTCAAGACCCAGAATGTCTATGAATCAATGGGCGATGGCTAGAGTCAACAAGCTAATAAGCAGGGGTCGGTCTGGTACATTTGATAAAGACATCATTAGACGAGCATCAAAGAGAAAAAGAAAGTAAATGGCAAAGTATAGAGGTAAAGAAGTAAAGCTAAACAAACCATTTAGATTATCTACAGCCGAATCTAAGCGAAAAAAGTTTGGTGTGTATGTAAAAAACAAATCTACTGGTAAGATAAACAAAGTTACATTTGGTGCTAGGGGGATGTCTATAAAGAAAAGCATACCTGGAAGGCAAAGGTCATTTTTAGCTAGAATGGGTGGTGTTCTTAAAGAGGTCAAAGGTCAGAAATCTTTATCACCTGCTTTTTGGTCTATCAAAGCTTGGAAAAAAGACTTTCCCCTATAATGTCGAGAATATTAGATAAATTAGCTGACCAACACGAACAGCGTATTATTGATGTACTTTACAGGCTAGAAGAAGACGTAATAAAAGAAGTTACAAGAGCCACAGGCGGTAAGCTTGTTTCACAAAGACTAGCGATACAACTACAACCTGCTATCCGAAACCTTGTAGAAACCATATTCCTAGATGAAGCGGATACCATAATAAATGAAGAATATAACAAGATTGCAAAAGAGGTTTTGGATACGTTTGGTGAAATGCCGATACCCAAGAAGTTCAAAAGCCTAACAGAAGTAGACCTAACAACCTTAAACGCTCTCAAAACACAATCCTTTAGTGGCTTTGAAGATATAGCAGAACGATTTCTAAAAGTAATAAACGATGAAGTATACCAAAGCACGATAGCAGGTAGACCATTTGAAGACATGGTAAGTAATATTCGTTCACATATAAATGGAGTTTACAAGCAATCGAATGTTGCAGAGATAAATGAACTGGTAGACTTCATAAACGAAAACAAATTTGATAATGCAAAGAAAGCAGAGATTGAGGAAGCAGTTAGAAAGCTACATACACAATACGCAAGTGACAGGGCAGGGAATAATCTAAGACGCTACGCAAGTCAGATTGCTCACGATTCAGTAATGCAGTTTCACGGACAGTTTACAGTAGCCAAAGCAAAAGATGCAGGGTTGACCCACTACAGATATACAGGCACACTTGTAAGGGATAGTAGACCTTTTTGTAGAGATATGTTAAATAAGACATTAACCGAAAATGAAATTAGGGATATTTGGAATAATCAAGGGTGGCAAGGCAAGTCCACAGGTGACCCATTCATAGTTCGTGGCGGTTATCGTTGTCGGCACACTTGGATTCCAACTAACCCAGATTGGGATATATAGGAGTGATAAATGGCTGAAGAAAACCAAGTAGAACAGACTAATGAAACAAAAGAAGAAGAAACACCACAAGTAGAGGAAACATCTAGCGAGGTAATGTTCACAGAAGATGAAATGAATGAAATCGTTAGAAAGCGATTAGGCAAAGAAAGAGGTATTTGGTATAAAAAGCTTGGTGTTGAGGACTTTGATACCATCAAACAAGCTGTAAAGTCACAGAAGGATGCAGAAGAAAAGCAACGTATTCAAAAAGGTGAGTTTGAAGAAATACTAAAAACCAGAACGCAAGAGTTCAACAAAGAAAAAGAAAACCTTGAGAGTCAGCTAAGAGATATCAAGATCAACAAGTCGTTATTATCTTCAGCATCTAGGAATAAAGCCATCAATCCAGACCAAGTAGTTGAGCTGTTGAAAAACAATATTCAGCTTAATGAAAGTGGTAACGTAGAAATTCTTGATAAAAACGGAATAGCACGTTATAGTAAATCGGGTGAACTTTTGACCACAGACGAATTGGTTCAAGAGTTTCTTACACAAAACCCTCACTTTGTCAGTGCAACCCCTAGCGGTTCTGGCACAGTGTCAAATGTGGATAGGCAAGAACTCAATAAGCCTTTAAATCTGAGTGAATTAAATATGAACAATCCAGAGGACAGAAAGAAGTATGCTGAATATCGAAAGCAAAGAAATTCTAAACCCTATGTGATTAACTCAAACCCTTAATTTGTTTTATTTAAAGGAGTAAAAAATGGCAAATGAAACAACCAGTAGTACCATTTCGGAACTCTACACCGAAATTGTAGCAGAAGCATTGTTTGTGGCAAGCGAACAGTCAATCATGCGAAACCTAGTCAGAAACTACACTATTGCAGGTGGCGGTAAGTCTGTGGAAGTGCCGATCTACGCAACAGTGTCAGCGTCAGCGGTAAGTGAAGCATCTGACCTATCAAATACAGCCGTTAACCCAACATCTGTTACAATAACAGCTAGTGAAGTAGGTATTATGACCACATTAACCGATCTAGCTAGAAACTCAGCATCAAGAAATGTTGCAGGTGACATTGGTAGATTATTCGGTGAAGCCATCGCAAGAAAAGTTGATGCAGACCTATCAGCATTATTCACAGGCTTTTCAACAGAGAAAGCAGGTGGAGCAGGTCAAGAACTCACAGTGCAAGATATCTTTGAAGCAAGTGCAGAACTAAGAACAGCAAACGCACCTGCACCATATTACGGAGTCTTTCACCCAAAGCAGATATTCAACGTCAAGAAGTCTTTGACCAACACCTTTGTGGGTAGAGATACCGAACTATCAAACGAAGCTATGCGAACAGGTTTTGTTGGAACTATTGCAGGGGTTCAAATCTTTGAATCCTCAAATATTTCTGTAGATGGTTCTGATGACTCTATTGGTGGTGTATTCTCTCAAGACGCTCTAGCGTTAGCAATGATGCAAGACCTAAAGCTTGAAACTCAAAGAGATGCTTCATTGAGAGCAGATGAAATTGTTGCTACTGCCGTTTATGGAGTTAGTGAAATCCATGATAGTTATGGTGTTAAGTTGACTGCCGACACACTAGCTACATAAAAACTATGGGGGTGGGAAACTACCCCCTTTTTTTAAGGGATTATGACAATGGAAATGGTAAAGCTTGTTAAAGGCGATAGGGTAATCGAAAGACGCAAAGTAGATTACGAAAACAACAAAAACATTTGGGGTTTACGAGGTTGGACACTTGACGATGGTAAGCCAAAAGAACCTAAAGTAGAACCAAAGCCAGTAATAGAAGAAGCACCAAAGCCTAAGAAAACTACAAAGAAAGCTGACTGATGGCTACAAATGAATTCAATGTTGCTAATACAAGTCTACAGAAAATACAACCAGATATTTTAGGTTTCGGCATAACAACGTTTGAAGATCAACTTCAATTTGCTGAAAATGATGTAATTAGGCGAGTAAGAGAAGAATGGTGGGAAAGATACAGGCACACAGTACGCTATAAGGACATTACTAAAATAACGTCAGTAGAAATGGATAGTTCTAAACTTACAGACTCACAATGGACACAATCAGTAGTGTATTTGTGTTTATGGAAGTATGTTTATCCGATTTTGACGAAATGGCGAGACCCCGACACAGGGGAAGGAAAAGACGCTTTCCAAGTGCAAATAGATTTCTACAGGGATAGATATGAAGAAGAATTTCAAGCTATTCTAAGAGATGGGGTTGAGTATGATGAAGATGGAGGGGGTACAGTAAGCGATAGCGAGAAAGAACCCATACATCATTTGAGATTAGTTCGCTAATGGCAGTAGACGTAAAAGTTGATGTTAACGCAATAGAAGTGACAAACCTATTGAAAAATATAGGTAGGAAACAAAAGGCGGTCATACAGAAATCATTAAACAGGGTTTCTAATATGGCTGTTCTTATGATTACCAAGCGTACACAATCGGGTAAGTTGCCCGATGGCGGTCAAATGAGGGCATACGCACCAAGCACTGTTAGAAGCAGAAAGAAAAGGGGTAGACAAACAGGATTTGTTGATCTTACTGACACAGGTAAGATGTTTCGTAGCTTAGATTTCAGAACAGGTGGTACAAAAAGCACATTATTCTTTTCAAACATGGAAAGAGCAAAGATAGCTAGTTATCACGACACATTCGGGGTAGGTAAAAGACGTATTACTAGACCATTCTTTGCTATAGGCAACAAAGAAGAAGATAAGCTAAAAGAAGAGTTTGCGAGTTTTTATTTCAAAGAGATGCGATTGTGAGCAAGAGAGAAAATATAGCAGGTGACATAATTACAAAGCTTGACGCGGTTACTAGTCCTATTGAGTTCAAAAAGATTACTAGAGAACCCTTTGAGGTTGAGGAACTTAGTGACGCACAATTCCCTGCCATGTTCATCCAATCTGGTGACGAAACAAGGGAAGTATCAAGCATAGGTGATACAGGTGCAGGAACATATAGGGGTACGATTGATTTTCTCATAGTGGCTTTTGGCAAGGGTACAGACTCCAATATAGACACAGTTCGCAACCAGATTATAGAAGTTGTTGAAGAAACACTAGATAATGATATAACTAGAAATGGTAATGCTATTGATACTCAGATTATCGAAGCATCTACGGACGAGGGTAC